ACTTTATATCTAACAACAAAGAACTTGCAGAAAAGATGAATAGCGTAAATAAAAAAATACTAATATTAGCAAAAGAGTATATAGGTAAAATGTTTAAAGGAGAAGTAGATATAACTCATGCAGTATACTTAAAAATGTTTCACATATTATTAGCAAACAATAAAATACAATTAGAAGAACAAGATATAATAATGCTTGACGAGTGCATTGATGGTTCTTCTATTATTGATACAGAAAAAGGATTGATTGCTATAGAATGGTTGTATGCAATGTATCAAAATGGTTCGGCATTGCCAAGAGTAAAATCTTATAATGAAAAAGAAAAAAAAATAGAATATAGGGAGATTGGTGCAGTAGTCAAGCATAAAAATAGAGATACAATAAAAATAACAACATCAAGAGGTACATTAATTACGACACCAAACCATAAATTATATGGTATTGATTATAGCACAGAAAATGAAGAGGTCATGTTTGAATGGTTAGAATCAAAAAAACTAAACGATAAAACAGTTTTATCTACACCATACAAAGATAAAGACAGAGAAGGAGAAGTGGATAATAAAAGGCTTACTTTTTTGACTCAATATATACGATCAATAGAGCAAAACAGGAAAATAGATGTATTTGATTTGCAAGTAGTAGATAATAATAATTATTTTATCAACCTAGGACACGAATATAACGAAGTGCTATCTCATAATTGTGGAGATCTTAATCCTGTAACACTAGAAATATTCAAATTGTTAAAAGCAAAAAAAAAGATAATGGTAGGTGACATTAGTCAGACGATTTACTCATTTAATGGCACAATAAACGGATTTGAAGAGATGAAAAACGAAGGAATATTGCTAGAATTAACACAATCATTTAGATGCTCAAAAGATATCGCACAAAGAGTAGAAAGGTTTATGCAAGTACACTATGATGAAAACTTTAAATTTTCAGGAGTAGAGCCAGATGAAGAACAAGAAAAAACAGTTGCATATATATCAAGAACAAACTCATCAATGATTGGTTCTATGATTGAACTAATGAAAACTGGAGAAAAGTTCAATCTAGCAAGACAACCACAATCTATCTTTGAACTTATTCTAATCTTATTGTATCTAAAGCCAGGTGGAGAAATTAGACAAAAGCAATGGAAACATTTACAAGAAGATGTCGATTTGTGGAATATTGATGAATCACTACAAAATGAATATGAAACATATATGTCATATATAGCATCAAAATATAATGATGATATAGATTTAAAATCAGCATTAACAATAATAGGAACATATTCAAGAGAAGAAATATTTAAAGCATATGCTTATTCAAAACAATGCAAAGAAGACAAAACAAAACATAAAATAACATTAACAACAAGCCATTCAAGCAAAGGTTTAGAATTTTACAAAGTATATATTCATGATGATCTAAATAAAACAATAGAAAAAATATTAGAAAAAGAACATGATAATAGAACAGAGACTGAACTAGAAGAAATTAGATTGTACTATGTAGCATGTACTAGAGCAAGTCATGTTTTAATTAACGCAAAAATGCTAGATTATAAAATAAACAAAAAGGATAATAGATGGATATAAATAAATTCTTAAATATAAGTGGTGCTATTATTATAGCTTTAAGTATATCATTGTTTTTAGCAGTACCTTGGCTATTTATAATCGGAGTAATAGCTTATTTTGCAATAGAAGATATTAGAAAATAAAATAAAAGGACAAAAAAATGATTGATTATACAGTAATAAAAATAGCAGTAATAGATAGTGTTATTTCAGATAAGTTCTATAAACTACTAGTAGAAACAACACCAATAATGATTGAAAAAGATGGTACAGCAGCACAATACAATTTAAGTCATTTACTCGATCAAATGGATGATACATATGATGAGTATGAAGATTTAAAAAAATTATTAAAACAAAATATATATTACATAGAGGTACAATAAAATGAATACAGATACTCATATGAAATTAATGCTAAATACTGTTTTATATTACTTTGAATCATGTAAAAATGACTTCAAAGACGATAAAAAGAAAACAAATAAAATATACAAATATATATGGGAAATAAAAAGATTTAACAATCTAAACAAATTAACACAAAAACAATCTGATATAATAATATCTATTGGTTCTGATGATTTTGTAAAAAAAGAGATGGAAATTCAAGTATCATATTATGTATATGCTTTAGAGATATTAAAACTTTTAAATGAAGATTCATATGATATAGCTAAAAAATTATGCACAAATAAAAAAAAGCTATCAATTGGACCATTGCCTGAATTTGCTATAGAAATGATAGTAATTAAGAAAAAAGAACCAGAAAAATATAATAGCTATAAAGAATTATTTGATAATTCTATATCAGCAGCAAAACGATTTTATGATTATTCTAAGAAAAGAATATACGAATTAGAAAATAAATAAAAAAATAAAGGAAAAATGACATGATATATTTATATTGGTATTTAATAGGATGTATAGTAAGTTTATTACTTGTTATATTTTATAATAAAGTAATAGTAGGTACAAAATTTCAGTATTCAGCTTCATTTGATTACTATGAAACAGTAGTAACTATGGTAGGAAGCTGGTTAACTGCATTGTTTGCAATTCTTGTCTGGTTAGTAGACATGTTTAACGATATAAAACCATTTAGAAAAACTATAGAATGGCTAATAAAACCTAAAGATGTAGAATAAAAACTAAAATGTATAACAAAAAAAATTATTAAATACTTAAGCAATATTTTTGATATAGAAGTATAGAAAGTTTAGATTCTTATGAAGTTATCAAGAAGTGAGAAGCAAAAATGATTTACAAACACAAAGACTACGAGTGGTATAGAATAGATAATTTAGCAGATTATCTATTATTTAGTGAGAATATGGATAATTTAACAAACTCAGAGATAAGAAGTATCTTATCTATTATTCTCCAAAGAGATGATAAACAATTATCACACAATATAGCTAAAACAGCAGGAGGTGGTTTACTAAAACTTCAACCTTACATTTCTAATGAAATTACACTACAAGACATTTTAGTTAATTTTGATAATCTTATGAGAGAAAGTAAACAAAATCAACTTGATGTTTTAAAAAGTGGACACACCCTTTATATAAATAGTGTAGGTGGTTGGTTTTCAGAAAAAGATATAATTAATGATAATGATGGATGGTGGAGCAAACAAGAAGATTGGATAAAATGTGAAAATTTTAGTTCATCTTTGGTAGAGAAGTTTTTACAGAGAGGTAAATCAAATTTGTTAATTGTAGAAAACTCAACAATCTTAGATGATGATTTTTACTATATAATTTACAAAGCGAAAAGAGAAAAAGATTATGGTTTAAACTTATCTAATTCCAACATAATATATGCTTTTGATACTATAAGTGAACACCCTAAAACCAAAGAGTTTATAGCTTCACTCATAAAAGAATACGGTAAATTAAACCTAATAATAGTTACCACCAAACTAAAAAATGAGTACATATTAAAAATAAAAGAGTACGCTCCTTACATAGACACGCTATATATAAATCAATATAAAAAAGCCAAAGAAAGTTTGTCTAATTTGGATATAAAAATTAAAGAATTGTAAAGGATTGATATGAATTTTAAATGTAAAAACTGCACAAGCTTTTAATGTTAAACGAAGTAGGACGAATAGTCTGTTTTGTTGAGCAAAAAGATGTTCAAGATGTATGTTAAACTCCATCAAAACCTATCATTAAGCTTGAAGATGGTAAGAAGAAAAAGACACATATACTGTTACTCAAGATGAATTAAATTATTTTTTTTAGCAAGATAAATTTTACTAAAAGTATGTTAAACGCTAAAGCAATTAAGACAATGAATAAAATTAGCAGTATTACTTCAAGAAATAAATAAATTAAAAAAACTACACATCATAATAGGATTCAATATGAGCAAACAAACAAATAGAATAACATCAAAATGCTACAATAAAGTATTTTATTAAGTTACATCATTATACAAGAACCAAAAAAAAGAATTATCCTTCTGGTTCTATTGTATCCTATCCAAACAGTTCTGCCGGATAAAATGTACCAATCTCTACTGGCGGTATACCGTTTATAAATTCAAATCCGCTACCACTTAAATGTTGTCCAAATGCTTTATATATTAAATTACTATCAAATATAGTTTCAGGATGTTCTTCAAGGAATCGTTGCATTAATAATGCAAAGAATATACCTGATGGATTGGCTTTTGATGTAGCTAAAATTACTTTTTGTATTCTTGTCCAGAATGCAGGGAATAACAAGATACCATAATCACTCAATACTTTCATCTCTTTAGGCATATTGATTTTATAATCAACAAAAGATTCTAATGCTATTTGTATAGCTTCTTTTTTAGATTTACCTTGAGATATTAAGGTATCAAGTAACATCTTTCTTGATATTATATCAACTGTTTGCATTGTAGAAGAACCAAATCTAACTAAAGCACTATCAGGTGTAGCTAAAAACTCAGATATATATTTAGCTATATCTTCTTTTTTATTAACTTTTATTCTTTTACCAGCATCTTCTAATCCTTCACCAAAAGTTTCAAGCATTTTAAAATTCTTAGCACTCTTACCAGCAAATGCAAGAATATTCTCAACATTAAGATAATCAGGTCCACTTTGAGCTAACGTCTTAATAGCTTTAGCTAGTGCAGTTTTCTTACCATTTTCTTTCTTTAAAAACTTATTTAGTAGGTTCTCTATATCATTTTGTAATCCAGAAATAACAGATTCATCTTTATTCATAACCTCTATCGATAGAGAACCAAACATTCCTTCTTGCAACATCATTCCATATGAGTGTTTAGCTATCTTATCTTTTACTATTTTTAATTGCTTATCTACATCTTTACCTTCATATTTAGCAACTTCAAGTTCAAGCTGTTTTAGTCTTAATTTTTCAAACTTTTTAAGTTCAATTATATTATCTTGAAACTTTTTAGGCATATCTTGTATAGGCATACCATATGCTAACAATATAGCTGTATTTGATGTTACATCACCAATTAGCTTAGGAATATTAGTTACAGCCCAATGTATCTTAGTAAGCTTAACCATTTGTCTAATTGCATATGCTGATTTTCTAAGAACAGCGTTATGTTCGAATAATACTGGATCCTCATATCCTAATGCTATATCTGAAAAATCTTTTCTAACCAAATCAACATGCTCATTGAATTGACCTATTCTTGATACTTTTGGTCTAACTTCATAGTATGTACCAATAAGTTCATTATCCTCAAGTATCTCTTTAGGTATAGAGCCTTTAGGTAATGACAACAACAATGGTCTATCTTCTACTTTCATCTTTTTAAGTGATTTATCAAATTCACTAACATCAACTTCTGTATCAATATATTTAGTCATAGTTTCACTAATCATTAAATCTCTTACAGCTTGAGTATCTTCTATTTCCATAAGCCTACCATATGCTCTATACAGAGCATCTCCAATACTAGTACTCAATCCTAACTCTTCTTTTTGTTCTTTTGTTAATACAATCTTTTCGAACTTACCTTTATTTGTTTTTAGTGATACAGAATTTTTAGCATTAGGTATAATCTTATTTGTAGGTACAATTATGTCATGTTGCAAATAGTTAATTGTGGTTCCTGCTCCATCTTGTACAGTTTCGTCTCGTCTATCTCTATATACAACACCATATTGCTTAGATTCAGGCTTAATTAAGATCTTCCAACCAGATTCTTTATTATATACACTATTTAGCAAGTCTTTTTTATTTACAACTCTAAATTCTTTAGGAACTTCATAGTGTTCATATATAAGATTATCTTTCTCTAGCATTTGATCTTTTGTCATACCATAAACACTATCATGTATACTTTTGATACCAGTTGAAGCATCAAATATAGTTGTAGCCAATTTAGGATTATTTTTTAATAGATTAAATGCATTTTCGTATCCAGTTTTATTTATGTTTTCATTAGCACTAGTTTGGTTCTCTTTAATTGTGTATAGAGCCAATAAAGAACCGAATAAATCTTTTTCTTCTTGATCATTATATTTTAATTGATCAAGATTATAAGCTACACCATCTTGTGGTTCTTTGTTTCCTGACAAGAACTCGCTGATACGCTTAATTGATCTTCTATTGTATGATGATATTTTACTTTCATACTCTTTTATAAGTGTATCTATATCACTATTTACATTATCACTATTTATTAGCTTGCTTAATACATTATTCTTTATAAGATAAAAAATAGGTGCTTGTACAAATGTATAATATATATCTTTTTGATCTTCTTGACTTATCTTTGATAGTAGCTTATTAATTTTAGCAATAGCAGTATCCTCAAACTGCTTTCTTTTTGATGCAGCATTAATTGTAGCAGTTATAGCCTTGTTTAAATCATCATAATTCTTAAATCTCCCCCACGGATCAAGATAACCTTTAATGCTAGAGATCCAAGATGAAGACTCCCAATATTTAGTAGCTCTATCATATTGCATTTTATATATATCAAAGTTTTGATACATAAATTCATGAGCTTGTTTTGCTTTATCATTAATAAAAGGCTCTGCAGTATTTTCGTATATATTACCTATACCATTACGAATATTCTTATTTAATGCAAATAGCGATTCATCTATTATTGAATAATCGCTTATTGTGTAATTTTTCTTTTTGTATTTATAATACATTTGTTCATTCAATGTTTGTGGAGCTAACTTTTTAGGTCTCTTTGGTTCTGTATAATCAGTATTTTCTTCTCCATACTCTTCGTCTTCATATTGGTTCTTTATATTTTCAGAACCAGATGTGTTGTCAATTCTATTACCTAAATCTCTATTCTCTAAAAAAGCATCAGTAAGCAAGTTTTTTAACTCTTCTTTATCAGCTTTAGATATATTTTTAAACAAGTCTTTAACCCACTTACTAAATTTCTTCCACCAACCATAAGCTTCACCTTTTTGTTTAATAACCTGTTCTCCTATAGCTTGAACTAATGCTTCTTCACTACCCCATTTTTTAATAGCTTCTTTGACTAATGGGCTTTCTATAAACATAGATATATAGTGATGAGCATACTCATGTGGTAATGTATCTGTACTAGCCAATATACCATTAATTAACACTGTTTTATTTGCTATATCTGCTTGACCTTTAATTTTATCATCTATACTATCAACATATTCAAGATTAATATCAGGATATATTTTCTTTAATATCTTATCAAGTTCATTGTTTAATTTTTTATCAAAGTTCTTGTTTTTATTATTTTTGAACAATTCATTCTTATATTGATCTCTCATCTTTTTAGATAGTCTTGATGTAATTTTAGCAAGAGCTTCAACATCACTTTTTGCATCATGAGCTGATTCACTATTTATACCGAGCATATTAGCAACATATTGTTGATTTCTCTCTTTTGTTTTAACTATAGAACCATCTGGTTTATTGTATGTCTTAGATTTATCTTTTGATCTTCTAAGAGTATAATTAGCCAACAATCTTGGATCCATAACATTAAAATTATCACTCAATAGTTTATCTACACCATCATATGAAGATAATATATTAAAATCAGATTTAAATCCATTATATGCTAACAATGGTATCTTCTTGTCTTCAGTTAAAGAACCAAGTTTTACAATAAGCTCATTTGAAATTGCATTATAATCATAATCTTTACCGTCAAATATACCATAGACATTATAATCTCTATACTTCTCTTTACTTAATATTTCTTTGTATGCTTCAATATTTGATGGCTTATAAGACATCTCAATTGATTCTCCAATTTTTTCTAGTCTACCAGTTCTCTTATTTAGCTTATATTTTTGTGCATACAATTGAAGTAATTCTTTCTCTTGACCGCCTTTGCTTGAGTCATAGTTGTATATGTCATTATTTTTAACATCAGGACTAAATGTATTTTCAATATCAAGAACCACAAATGGTTTACCTGACAAAACAGCATTAGACAACTCAATAGAATGTTTTTTCATAAATTTAGATATTTCATCATCACCAAATTTTTTACTTTCGGATACATCATCGTTAGAACCAGTAGGTAAGCCTTTGTTTTCATCGAGAATATCTTGTGGAATATTTTTAGTCCATGATTTTTCTTCTACTTGTATATATTTATTCGTTTTGGTGTTTTTTTCAGCTTGATCTGTCTTCTTATTTGACTCTTTGATGTTTTCATTGTTGGTTCTATAATCATTTCTAAGTACACCATCTTTATCTACATTATAACTTATCATCTCATTGTTGAATCCAAATAATCTATAGTTAATATCTAATCCTTGATTTACTATATATTTATCTATCAATTCTTTTTTAGTTTTAACCTTTTGATTTGTTTTGTCTAAATAATTTGTAGCTTCTTTACTATCATATAACTTTGATTTGATTTGATCAGCAGAACCAAAATCTTCAGTATCTTCAAATTTAATAGCATAAGAATCGTACAATAATGCCATCTGTTCTTGAATATCATATTTTTTCGACACTTCAAATGTAGCTTTTTGATATTCTTCTTCTAATATTTCGTTATATATAGCTGTACCATGAGACGCATCATAGATATCACTTGATACGCTATTTAGTGCTTTTTTATAATTTTTTATATCAGATTCAGTATTATTATATAACTTAGAACCAGTGTCTAAAACAGATAATCTATCTTCTAATATTCTTATTCTACTTTCTAGCTCTGCTACTGTTTTTATATGAGCATATTGTAATATACCAGAATCTATACCGTGTACTCCTGATACAATTGGTATAAGTGCATTATCTTGCTCTTTATTGATCAATAATGGATTATCAGATTCATAGCCTAGCATAACTTGCCTATTTGATGTTATAGGCATACCATATTTTCTAATCATAGAATCATACCATTTTCTATAGTTATCAGTACCTTTAACATATGCTTTTAAGTTTTCTTCTGTATGTTTCTTTCCGTACAGTATATGATCATGATTTAATTCTATACCATTGCTATCAAGCTTGCTATCAGTTATAGCTAACCAGGAACCAGCAGGAATAATATATTGTATAAATTTACCATTACCATAACCATAATATTTATTAGTTTTATGAACAACATCAGCAATTTTGTAGTACATATTTTTAATAGCATTTTTGTTTTTACCAACAGCAGGGCTAAAAGCTTCTTGTAGTAATTCATACATTTTACCTGTAACACCATTATCTTTATCTGCAAAAAAGTCATTAATTACTGTATAAAATCCTTCTATTTGAGCAAGCTTTGCTTCATTATTACTGCTTGAACTTTCTATTGTTGAATATTCGTCTATATTATTATCTTTATAAAATTCTGGATCTTGCTTTTTGATTATATTTAACAAAAAATCAAGTCTTTTTTGTCTATCTTTTATAGAACCTTTTGCTCTTACAAAAGACTTAATTATTTCTTCTGCCATATCATTAGCAGCAGATTTTGATGCACCATCCTTACCTGCTTCATAGTTAGTAACCATTGTAATAGGTTTAAGCATATCTCTTAAACTTGTGAACAAACCTAATTCAACAAAAGGCATAAGTTGTTCATACACAGTTTCTTCAGTTTCTCCATCTATTTTATTATTGTATTGTTTCTCAATCTCATGTCTAAGTATTGCATATGCATCATCATAAATTTCATCTTCAGTTAATTCTCTGTTTTCATATTTAGCTAATTGCATTCTAGCTAATATGTTGATTATGTGTTTATCATTCTCTGGATCAGTACCTAAAGCTTGTAATAATGATAAGACAACACCAGAAGCAGATGCATCTGGCTTGGTTCTATATGTTGTATAAAAACTATCTCTAACATTATTATTACCATTATATGTTCTGATATCGTAAATTCCAGACAAGGCTCCAAATGCTTCCCATACATTTTTTGTATTAAGATCAATATCAACAACTTTACCATCAATTTTAATTTTACCTATAGCTAATATTTTAAGTAGTTTAGCTGTTAATAATGCTTGCTCTTTTATGTCAAGTTTTGTATTTTTAATAGAACCAAGGATGTCAAGTAATGCATCAAGTGCTTTATTTATACCTTTATTTTCTATCATCTCTCTTTGTTCTAACTCTGTAGCGTTAGCAGAACCAGTGAATTCATCAACTAATGATTCAATGATATTAAAATAAGCAGCACTTCCTCTTTCAACTTTATATCTTTTACCTACAACTATAGCTCTTGACATCTTATCAGAGACTTCATTCAATGCTGTAGAAGTTGGAAGGTATCTAGTACTTCTAAACATCATTAATTCTCTAATATATTCTTTGCCATCTTTATATCTATTATAATTACTTAACAATTCAATCAATGGTGTCTCTTTAGATATTGTTTTACCTGCTGTACTACTTTTTAATTCAGGAGATATAGAACCATTATATGCTCCAAATATAGCATTTTTAAGTTTAATATCCGTTATTCCTAATTTATTATATACTTGATTTAATGTAACCATTGGTTCTTCGTCTTGGTTATTATTAAATTCTTCAGCCATGAACTGAAGTAGTGGATCAATAACAGGATTAACTCTTGCTACCCTATGTGATAAATCAACCATAATATTTTCAATAGTTTTAGGCACTCCTAGGCCTTGTTTACCATCTTTACTATATCCTAAGTCTTTTGTCCAAAATTGCCTAATAAATCTAGCTGAAGGTTTTTTTGGTTTCTTCTTTTTATCTTGACTTTCTTCATCAAGAGATTCCCATTCTTTAAGATCTTCAAGGTATTTATTTATTGTTTTTGTGTAGTAATTATTTGTTATATTTAATTGACTATTTACAGGTGTCGTTAAAGTATTTATTGCTTGAGAAGCATTAAATGTATTATTAAATGTTCTGTACTTATTAATAGTTTTAGAGCCAAAAGAACCAGTGTTTAACATGGAGTTTAATTCTTCTTTTGATGCACTTTTATCACTATTCTTCATCAATGTATTAAGATCTAAAGTAACACCATCAGCTATTATAGTTGAATCTGACGATATTGATTCTCCATCAAGATTTCTATATTCATGATTGATAACATTTGTATCTTTCAATATGTGAATAAGAGGATTACCATCGTTATCTTTAATATTAGATAGTGCTTCAACAGCTGTTCTACCTAATTGAGCATAAAAATTTTTATTTGATATTGGATCTGAATCGACTAAATACCCAGTAGCAACAGCTATCTGCCTACCTATTGCTGGATATAAATTTAATGTATTTACTATCCTGGATCCATCTTCTGTTGTCAATATTGATGTTGTATGCTCATCTTCATCTTTGTTTAATTTTAATTTTTTTTGTATATTTATATCTGCTGAAACTCCATTAACTATAGCATTGAAAGCTATACCTATAGCTCTCATTGTGGATCCAACTCTTATTGCATATTCTGCTTGTTTTTCATCATCTAAATTATTAAATTTTTGTTCATCAATAATATCATTAAACAATATATTATATTTAGAATTCAAAGAAAATTTAAGATATCTATCAACTTTATTAACTATCTTATTGTGGCTTATAATTTTTCGTATATCTTTTTTTGCTTCATTCTGTTTAGTTTTGTCAAGTTCACTAAATAAATCAAAGTAATGTTCTTCTTTTATGCTTTGTATATTCCATGCTAAAGGCTTAGAGCCGCCTGAACTATTATCTATACTATTTATATCTGTCTTTACCTTGACAATCTTATTCCCTATAAATAATTCAATTACTTTTTTACAATTTTTAATTTTACTCACAAAATATCCTTACAATTTATTTAAACAAAAATTAAACAGACTTTTAACTTCTTCTTTTGACTCTTCATCAACTTCACCAATTATATCAAAAATTTCATCAAATCTTTCATTAGATAATTGCTCTGATGTACTAAAATCTATTATTTCTTTGTTTTGTTTTTTAAGTGCGTCTAGTTTATTAATAAGCTCTTCTCTTTTAGCTTTCTCTTCTGATGTCAAATCTTCTTGAGTGTATTTATAATCAAGATCACTAATATATGCTTTTGTTAGAATTTGTTTAGAATGATTTTTTTCAACAAGTTTATTAGCAGCTTTTGAAGTTAATAGTGTTTTTTTTACTTTATATTTTTTTCTATCTTCTTTATCAACAGTATTTCTAGCATTTTTACTTATAGCTTCAATTCTTTTCCTGAAAATATCAGCTTGTTTATTTGTAATATCACCAACTTTTTCAGCAACATCTATCATTTTAAGTATATGCTTTTTTTCTTCTTTTGTTTTTATTGATGTTTTCTTTGCGTGATTCATTATAGTATTAAATGCTTTCTGATTGAATCTTTCAAGAAGGTAAATGTTTTCACCAAAGATATCTTTATCTTTAGCTTCTTTTAAAGAAGATTGTCCAAATTTAGCTAACATTGACTGCATAACTTTGTTTTTGCGATATAAAGGAAGATTACTATCTTTAAAAATATCACCAAGCTCAACAACCAACTTACTTAGTTTTGTTTTTTGTTCATTATTTACAAGACTATCCATAAGCTTAACAGCAATATTAGATAAGATATTTTCATACTCGCTTTCATCAATTCTACCAAGTGTATACGCTGAATTAGCAGCAATAAGATGATCCTCTAATTCATTGTAATATTTATATTTTTTCTTTTTATTTATTTCATTTTTTACATTATTTAAAATCCTATTAGAGTGTCTTACCGCATTAGATACAAGTCTAATTTTATATTCATCTGGTTCTAATTCTGTTTCGATATTAGCTAATCTTGTTCTAGTTTTTTCTCTTGTATTCAATACGCTATCTATAGCTTTTTTTACAGCTAAACTAGAATTAGGATGATTATATGCTCTTTGTAATGCTTCATCAGAATAATGTTTTATATTATCAGTAATTTTACTTTTAGTTTTAAAAGACATAATCTTATTAATAAAACCTTTAGGATCTTTATTAAACTCTTCAACATCAATATCGTTATCATTAAAAGATTTAATACCAGAACCAGTATCTATAGCTTCTTGTCTAGCTAACTTATGATTATGTAACCTTTCTTCTCTTTCTTTAATTTTATTTCTGTATTCTTTTACTTTACCATCTATTGAGGCTATTTGTTCATCAATAATTCCTTTTGATTCTTCAAATATTTTCTTTTCAGTATGCTTAATAAATTTATTATAGAGATCGTTATTTTTTAAATATTCATGAAATGGGTTATTGTTATTATCTATAAGCTTTGTTTCTTCATTATTACTTACAGCATCTTGTTTTATCACTTTAATTTTCAAATCAAGAGGTGCGTCAAGATATGCTTTTGCTAATCTTTTCCTATACTCTTCATCAGTAATCTTCTCTTTTACTTCTTCATTGTTTATGGCTTTTTGTGTCATTTCTGGGTCAAGCAACATTATTGTTTCCGGAGAAATTGATGCACTTATATTATTTCTTATGCTATCTGCAATATAATTATTAAACTTATCATCTTTAAAAGCTTCATATATAGCAATATCTCTTAAATGCTCACCAAAAGATTTAACTTCAGGAATAGATGACTCAATCATTTCATCAATCGTTTTGGCTCTTTTTAATACTATTTTTGTATCATTCATTAATTCAGCATTAGCTTTTGAAGCATCTATATCATTTTGTTCATTATTGATATAGAAATTAAATTGATCATCATCAAGATTATTAACGATAGTTTCAAGATTTTTTATTTTTCTTTTTTGAGCTATATGATTAATTGCTGCATTTGCAAATGCTTTAGAACCAGGGATAGTATGCATTCCGACACCAGCAGCAGCTCCAGCTATAGCTGCTTGTCTTGCTTCTAACTGGTTCTTAGTATCTTTTAATATATCCATAACATCTTTATTATCGATACCATATTGCTCTCCAATTAATTGTCCCCATTGTTGAACATATTCTTGAAGGCCTTCCTCCGTAGCACTTGTCAAAAAAGATCTTGACTTATCAAGTAGCCTAGTAGTGAATTCTTTTTTTGTTGCATCTGATGTCTTATTTATGGCAGATTTAAGGGCTTTACTTATACCTTTAACATTAACTATATCATCAAATGCTACCTTATCAAGCAATGTAAATGGTAGCTGAGACATATATAAAGCAACAGCTTCTCCAGCACTAACAGTTGGATCTTGTCCAGCAGCTTTCTTTGCTTTCATTCTTTCATTGATTATTTGATTGGTAAGTTCAAGGTTTACAGCTTCAATACCAGCACCTTTAGCTATTAAGTTTAATGCTTTTAATGTATTCTCACTATCCTTAAAAGTATCATAAACTTTAAGCTCTTTTGGGTTCATTGTCTTTTTGGTTTTAGCTATTAAGTTAGCAATTTCTTCAGCAGTAGAACCAGCTTTTTTAGCTTCACTTACAGCATTAACTAGTTTTAAAGCTCTAGCTGTTCCAGCTACTTCACCAGCACCTATGCTCATTGCAGCCATATACGGTAAACTTTCTCCTATAAATGAAGGTGCTGCTTGTACTGCATCCCATAATCCGGTAAGAATATCTCCTCGTCTAAAAGCAGCATCAGCTTCATTAACTTTACTAGCTCCGTAATGCCTATCATATCCTGCAACTTTATCAGCCCATTCTTGATTATAATTATTAAGTAAAGTGTTATCACCAGGTGTAAACAAATCAAGTACAGCATCAGCAGTACCAGTAGCTAAACCAAGAGCTCCTGCCTGTATAGCATCAATAAAATTACTATCTTTAGGTCTTTGCATGTACTGTTGATATATAAGCTTAGAACGCTCAAGATTCTTAGCATAATCTTCTTTAGAACCAGTATCTAGTCCTAGTGGATCATTATAATATAATTCAGTTTTACCGGAACCAAAATTTATCTTTGAAGCTTTATCTCTTGGCAGTAGTCCATCCGGAGTTAGAACCTCATCAGAAGTTACAGTAAGAACTCTATCATCTAAATTTTCCTGAAGTGCATGCCATTTATTCTCCCAATCAAGAGCTCCAGCAAATTTCTTTTCAGCTATTATTTCATATCCATCTTGAATATATTGATCTTTATATCTATTGTATGCTCCATCATGAGCATATCCAACTTTATAGATATATTTAGTGGAGCCATCAGGATTATAACCATCAAATTTACGAAGATAATATACTCCACCTTCAGCATTAGGATCATCTTCTGCAGTTAAAAATTGATCAATTAAATCCTGTCTTGTTAGCCCTTTTGCACCTATGAAATCTTTATTGCCCATATTGTATTCACGACCATTAACTTCTGCTTTAAATCCAGTATCGTGATCTATCCAATCTCCTTGACCAAAATCAACTACATTTTCAGTAGCTTCAAGTAACCAGTCTGCAGCATGTATTACCTTATTAGCATAAGTTTTAGCTCTTATCATAGCGTCACTATCGTTTATTAGAGAACCATCTTGCTCATACTTTAATGGAGCTTTACGATATATTTCATTTCGCTTAAGTTCAGCTGCTCTTGCTAAATTTTTTTGTTTTTCTAATATTTTTTGAGATTCTAGTTCAGCTTGATTTGCTTGAATCATATTATCATAAGAAACAGCATCAGCATACTGTTGATAATAATTTGCAACATCGTTATTAGTTGTTACTTCATTACCATATTCATCAACATAACCAACTGGTTCTTGATCTGATAATTGAGGTATTTGATAATCTTCGTTCATGTAGTAATCCTATATACAATTTATATTTTATGTATTATATCGTATATAGGATATTGTTTTATTTAGATCTATTTGCTTTAGCTGTTTGAGCTTGAATTAACTTTTCTCTTGCTTGATTATTTTTATAAGTTTGTCTTAAATTATCAAGTTCTAATTTTTCTTTTTCTGTAATTGTACCATTTTGTTTTTTGTATTCAAGTTTAGCTATATCATTATCAAGTTGTCTATTTTTCTTTCTGATATCTAGTAAATCATCATAGCTAAATTTAATTTTTTCTTTTGCTGCAAATTCACTCATTTTCTTTTTATCTTCTGCAACTTTAGCAGCTTTAGCTTTAATATTTTGAACAGCTGCTTGATAATTATTTATATCTCTATTATACGCTTTTTGTGCAGCAGTTAATTGAGCAGTCCTTTGATATATGTTTAAGTTAGGATCAGACTTTATAGATTCAAATATAGGTTGGTATTTACTATTTAAATTATTATAATAGTCTTTTTTAGACATAATCATAGGTTTTGTTACTGTCTTTTTACCATATACAGGACTATAAAATTTATCTTCAATAGTATTAACTTCTTGTTCAATATTTTTATTTAACTCATTTACTGTATTATTCTGTTGCAAATGCTTGCCAAGAATATTAACTCTTTTTCTTGCTTGCTCATATGGATTATCTGGAACTATGTTGTTTCTTGTCCAAAATTCATCAGATTGTTTTATGTTGTATTCAGTATCTCCTTTTGTTTCAAATGGATTTAATTTATGATATGCTCTAGATGTATATTTCATAACATCATTTTCCCATGTTCCAAGAGAATCAGCAACTGAATCAATTACTGATGATTTTTTCCATCTATCGAACTCATCACCTTTTAGTCCAAACATCTTAGGGTGTTGTTCTATAAACTTATTTTGTGCATCTTGTAATTCAGATTTGTTCTTATATTTAGAACCAAGGTTAGCATATTGAGTATATAAATCTCTGTATTGTTCATCTTCTTTGTATTGTAAAGGTTTTATTTTGTTTACTATAGCTTGACCTTTAGGCGAAGTCCAAAAATCAGCAGCTTTTTGATCTTGATGTTCTTGACCAACAATATTATCTTTATCTACAACTTCTTTTTTTGTTTGAGTAACAAAATCAACAGGTTCATATATTTTACCAATACTTTCTATAAAAGCTTGATTCTTATCTTTTTCTGCTTGTTCTGCTTTCTTATCTTTTTCTATATCATAATTTAATCTTTTTTCTTGAAGTGCTCTTGCTGCAGCAGCTCTTGTATCAGCAGCTTCTTTTTGAAGTTTAGCTCTATCCATAGCAGCTTTAGCTTGTGCTGCTTGTCTCTCAGCTGCAGATATGTTATTCAACCTGGTTCTTTTCATATCATATAAATTTCTTACAGCACTAGAGAACCCAGGATCTAGTCTGACTTGTTGTGGAGCAGGTATATTTGGTTCTCGTATACTGTTTACGAATGATCTTGAACTTCCTAACATTCTATATCCTTATTTTTATACATAAATATTACTTGAATTACTAACAGTATACGCACTATCAGGCTCATTACTACCTGGACGCTTCTTAGTATGATAATCAGATATAACAAGATCATTTTTTAGTTTTTGATTAGCCTTATCATCTTTATACATATTCCACTTTTCATCAAGTAATGCTTGTTGGTGTTTTGCCATTTTTTGATTAAACTTATCATTCTTGTAAGATTGATACATACCAAACATATTTGCAAGTCCAGATAATCCACCTACTCCATCCCATGCTTTGCCTAAAATAGAACCACCTAAACCACTATTTGCAGTTTTAAAGTCATTATAATCCTGAATACCTTTTATATCCATACCAGCTATATCGACTCTACCGTTACCATTTAAATCCATAGCTGTATTTCTGATATTTGTAAGAGATGCTGGATCACTGCTCCATGCACTAACACCGTTAGAATTAGTTCCTTGATACATAGGAGTATCAACTGATACATTTTTTGGTAGATCAATACCACCACCACCAAATAAGCTACCGATACCTGAAAACAAGCTTCCTAAACCTGAAGTAAAACTCATATTAATTTCCTTTTATTTATTTATATATTTTTATTATTATATCTTAATTATAATTAATCAACCAGATACAACATTAACACGTCTAGTAAGCTCACCACTTACATCAAATAGTTGTTCAAAATTGAATGGACCATTTAATACAGACTGATATAATGCTTCTGGTGAATTTTGTTCAACATAAGAATACATTGCAGTCTGATCAGCTTTAGGTATTATCTTTTTCTCGGTATCCATTAATTTATTTATTCTATCTATAGCTTCTTCTCTACTTAACTCATCTTGCATATCTTTAGAATCTTTATGCTTTATATACATCATAGCATCATTTGCAAATGATGTAATATCTGTAGCTAACTTTAAAAAATTTTCAGCTGTTAAATTTGTTAATGCAGAAAAGTCACCATATAGCATAGAAACTAATTCAAAAATAAGATTGAATAATGGAGAATCTATTGCTTTTAATACAGCTTGAATAACTATACTAATAACGAAATTTATAACTGCTTGAGCAATAATTATTGCTATGTTACCTATACCAAAAGTAAATATACCAATAACTATAGATATTATAAGAGACAAAAACTTATCATACCAATGTGTATTAACAGTTACTTCAGCATAAGCAATAAACATAGTACCATATTCTTTCACTATAGAATATGTAGAAAACATTAATTTATTCATCATATCATTAGGTATCGGGACTAGAGGATAAATATCATCACCTTTATTATTTTTTGCTGATGTAGATGTCCATTTGCCAGATAAATTTAATGTAAATCTTTGATGATTTATATGTAGTTTTTGTACAAGTTCTTTTATTACAGTTTCAACATAATACGGTGTTCCGTCATCTGTATAGTGCTGTACAAATATAGATGAACATTTTACTTTAACAGTGAGTGTTTCTCCTTCTTCAAGATTTAACACGTCAAGACCTCTTATGCAATACTCATATGTATCTCCAATTGACCAATTATGAAAGCATCCAATAAAATCATCATTATCTTGAGATATTATTGTTGACATCCATGGTTCTCCTTGTTGGTGCTGGAAGAACCAATCTTTAGTTTTTTCAACTTCATATGGTCTATCTTCAACAAAAATTGCTGATGTTTTACTATAATTACCATCTATCAATCTTGTAGATGGAAGTATGACTCCATTTGGTCCATCAAATTCTCCATCAGAAAATACAGGATCAAGTGTTTCAAAATCAAAATATGTAGAAACACTATCTTCACCTATCATCATTAATTTTTCAGTATTACCGTAATAATTTAAAAGATCAACTAAAAATTTATTATACCTTGACATTTTAAGTCTATTTCTACGCTTCCACCATGAAGCTATTTCTTCAGTTATGGTGTATTCATCATCAGACACTTTAGCTCTTCTGAGTACAGCAGGAGGAAAGTTTTGAGCTTCTTCTGCGTTATATGTTTTTGGCTCTAATTTATATATGTCTTTAAAGTATGCTCCACTCATTAAATATAGATTATCAAGATCTTCATTTTCTAATGTTTCCATTAAATCATCTGGATGCAAAGCATATTTTCGTAATATTTTTCTTGTATGGTTTGAATCTGCTATAATCTCATTTTGACGCTTTAAACAAACAATAGGAGTCATTGATTCTGTATTGTCTTCTAAATCATAAAAAATACTATCTTCTTCTTCAGCATCAGCTATATATAATCTAGTATTATTTCTGGTTCTGTCAGGGTCATCTACTGTGTATCCTTGGCTTATTGCATAATCAACATCTATATAGTACTCCAATATAACAATCTTATCATATCTGTTTATATGACTTATTACTTCAATCTGCTCTATATCTTCGTTAAGCGAGCTTGTTAGTGTTATTTTAACCTCTGTTCTGTCTCCATTAGTATATTCAAATTTAAATGAATCATATATTGCCTTACAACTAGGATCATCTCCATCACAATCATCATTATCACAATCATCATTATCATCACAACATTTACACATAACTATACCGTCAGCACCACTACAACATAAATCATCTTTGTTTGAACCAGTGTATGTAGTAATCAATATCTGTTCATTCATATAGTATTCATATCTAAAGTGGTTCTGTAGTACAAATTTACAAAAAGCAACCAATGATTCATCAATAATATTAATATACATAAAATCAGTTACTTCTTCATCGACATCATTTAATATTCTATCTCTAATATCTTGCTCATTTTCTCCAAGTACAATAGAAGTATCAACTGATTTATAAGACATACCATATTTTTCTAAATATGATTCTTTAAATCTAGATCTATATGATCTTTTAAAGAAAAAAAATTGCTTATTATATGAAGACATATCTATAGAATTTGCCATAATATTAAACTTTGAGTCATGTATAGTTTTGTCTTTATCATACAATGATACATAGCTTAGTGATGTAAAAGTCTTATGTCCCATCTAATATTCATTTCCTTCAGTTAAGTCATAAACAATATCTGTTTTAATTATTCTACCTTTTGCACACATGAGCCATTGAGTGTTCTCATTAGGATAAAAAGTAGAACCAATGATTAGATTATCAGCCTCAGTAGTATTACCTATTGATTGTTCTTTTTCATTTATTGCAGCATACATTGCATAGTTAGAAACAGAATATCCATTACTGTGTTGGGAAAAACAAAAGGTTGAATAACTATTGTCTATAGTAAACTCAACTATAGTGTGACCGTCAACAGAAGTAAATTTACCAACTACTTCAAGTGGTTCTGCACCACTATCATTTTTATTGCCAGAAACAAGAACCAATTTAAAGTAAGTTGCTAACTTAACTGCTTCAACTGAATTTATTTTAACATCAAATACTATAGTTGAAAACTGTTCAGATTCATCTATAAAATAATCAAATTCTCTTGATGCACTAGATATATTGTATCCAAGCATTTCATCTGCAATAGTATCATCTTTAAACATATCTGCAGCTATTATATCTCTAAGCGTTAGCTTTAATCTATCATCTTCTTTGAAAAAAGTATCTTGCATTATTCTACTCCATTTTTTATTAGTTCAATCTCTTTTAATCCTGCATAAATACTATGTTTTATAAAAAAACACTCTAAATCAATAAGAGTTACTATTTGTGTATTATCTGTTTTGACACTATTAATAGTAACAACATTATCTTTTATTGATATTGTATCTGCAAAAATAGATATATCTTGTTCATTTATATATTCAGGAGTTATAGTACATATAAAAGAAATACTACTTGGTTTATCATCTTTAGATAAAACATTATATATATGTATATATCCATTATTTGCAGTTCCTGTAACAAAGATTAAATTGCCAAGCATAAGTAATTGTTTGCCAAAAGCCATCCTATTTGGATCGCTATCATAAATTGTTGGAGGTTTTATATGTGCTATAGCAAATTTTTGATCATAATATATTTTTTTTCCATCAATGTTTTCAGTTTTTATATGAGATGTGTCATAAATAACTATACCAACTTCAAGTTCATCGTTAACTTCGCCATTTATTCCTGTTGAAAAATTTTCAGTAGAATTTAACACAGCAACAGTATATTTTCCTAAATACTCATCAACAAAACCATAACGACCTAAAACTATCCTATCATCATCATAATGAGTATATATATCTATATTTGGAGCACATATTATAAAATGACCGTTATTTGCATCTACAACCTGAATACCACTTAATGATTGATCATATGCCCCATGTCCGTCAATATGCGGCAATAAATACTGGGTTGTACCTAGACCAACAGCATATCTGTCGTATCCACACCATAGTCGTTCACCATACATTGATACGCAACATAAAGGATTATGCTCAAAACTATCCTCATAATCTAATGCTACCAGATCAAGTATCATTAGTCTTTGAAATTCAAGAATACCGATGCTATTCCATCGTTTAAAATATACAATATTATCTCCATCGTCTATTGTTGTTCTAGGTACACCAATCAATACAGATACTGAACCATCAGTGTGTATATACGGATATGATATATATGGTTTCTCATTGCTATTTCCATCGTTAGAATCAATTTCTAATGCAGAGAAAACCTCAAAACCATTATATGAACCTGTTTCATTGTTTCTTATTATTTTATGAATATTTCCTACACCGTAAATAGTATGCTTTCCAACACTATTGTTGTTAAAGTTCCATACAGAAGCTATATAATCATCATTAACTTTAAATTCAGAAACAGATAGTGATGTAGAAGAAACAATAATTGATTCATCAATAAATACTCTATCTAATATTTCACCGTCTCTATTGAATATTACAATATGTGAATCTATTGTTGGATAATTTTCAATAGGATTAATGTCTTCAGTTGATATACCTATAAATGTTTGATAGTCTATCATTTGAATATCTGATATATTATCAGGACATCGAAGAGAGATCATACTGTTTCTACACACTGGTTCTCTAGTAGCAAAAGAAACATCTACTGATTCTATTTGAGTCATTCTATCGACGCAGATAACAGTACTTTTACTCATACACTTATCCTTTTACTAACCAGTTATATTTTCATATGAATCATTTAATGCATCTTCAGATAAACACGCTGGTAAACTAAGACCATCAACTGCTTCAAACACCATAGCAAATGCTTGAGCTTGTGTATCGAACAATTTTTGTCTAACATTATCACCAAATCCTTCAGCTTGTCTACCATACAATGCAGCTTGAGCATCAATAAGTTTTTCATTATTTTCACAATCACATTCCCATTTAGCTATCTGTGCATCATCTAATCTTATTTTTTCAGCCAATTGGTCTGCAGCATTTGCAATATCTGCTGTTATTTTATCAATTTGCTTATCTTCCATCTCAATATCTTTATTTATTTTTTCAATTTGAGCATCATTTACTTTTTTCTTTTCTTCTAGTTCTTTGTTCTCTAAAACTATTTTATTATATTCATGTTTAGTTTGAGCGTCTATCAAGCATATCTCTCTTTGTGCTTTACCATGAGATAACTCAAACTGTATAGCTTGCTGCATAGAGGAAACAAGTGCCTGAGCAAATACTTGACCTGCTGTTTCTTCTGTAAAATAACCTTTATCTTTTGCTGCTTCTATATGTTTTGTAGCCAATGTCAATAATTTTCCAAAGTACCCACCATTATCAATAGTACAAGCTCCAACAACATCAGCAAAAGATACATTTTCACATTTCTTACAACTATCACAATCATGCATAGATGTTTCATTTTCTAATGTATTTATATATGAGTCTAATAGTTCATCAGCCATTATATTTATGTTCCTTTTAATTTTATATTAGATACATCAACAACAGAACCAAAGTAGCTCTGTCGTATCTCATTAAACCAAATTCTCTATAGAATTTTCTCTAATAGTTTGTCTTTTCGCTATAACTGAAAGTTCCTGTTCTGTAAGTTGCGGCAATTCTTGAATTAACCATGCAGGTTTTGTTTCAAATCTTATAGTTTCACCATCTTCATTCTGTATACCAACTCTAATTGTTTGTCTTCTTAAATTTTCAAGAGCTCCAGTTCTTATTGTCCATGGCTTACCTAAAATAAATCTATCAGTATAGTGACCATTTCTATTTCCCCATGTAACAAAATGAACTTGATTTGGATGCATTGTTTGTGTTTTTGAATTAGCATTAATTATGACTCTCTTTTTCGAGATAAGATCTAATTTTCTAGCTCTTTTCTTTTTGGCTTTTTCAACTTTTTTGTTAGCTTTTTCTGCAAGTACAATATCGCTATTGTCTAAAAAGTCATCAGCTTTTTTTATTATAATTTTAGCTTCCTTTTCTTGTTCTTCAAGCTCAGACAGTATTTCATCTTCTATAGCTGGTTCTTTTTTTTGCGATGCATTAAATTCAGAGATAGCAAATAGTAATTCTGCTTTAGTTGGTTTGCTTACATTTTTAGCTTGAACAGGAATATTTCTTACTTTGCAATATTCAACAAGTTCAGAGTTTTTCATTGATTCAAAATCTTGACTCATTATGTTATCCTTTTGTGTTATTTTTATCACACTATTATATGAAAGTGTTATGTAATGAGATTATACCACAAATATTTAAAAAAACAATATTATGATATGTATAAAAACAAATAGTAATCATTGTTCTCATGTGAAGGTAGTCGTAGTATGATAACAATGGTAATTAAAATACTGATAATTCTTGTTTATTTGACGAAGTTGTACAATGTCTTTGAATGAATATTTTTTAGTAGTTTTATACAATATCCTTTTATATTTTCGATAAGGATATTGTATGGCATTTTGCTTTTATATTAAACTTAAGTTTTTTAGAAAATTTACTTTAGCTTGTTCATATTTTAGTCAGATATGGAGGGTACCCCTACCATCTAAACTATTTTAGCACTACAAACGATCTGGCGTATCCACTCAGGACGCAAATACATCATACCAAAGTACCAACTAATAGCCATAGAGCCTTTTTTACCAAATGGATCATTATAAGCATCTGGTTTAGGCATAACTGTTCTAACTCTAGCTACATCACCTTTAAATCCAATTGTAGCAAACGATTCAGAACCAACAAATAAAATAGGGAATACATCATATCTTTCTTTTCCATCAGCTCCAGTAGATGTATATCTGTTTGATGCTTCATCATCATCTGTACCATCAGTAGCATCAGCTCCTTGACCAGAATAATTAGGCATATCTTCTACTTCAATAAATCTGAATGCACCAATTTTACCAATCTCATACTCATCTATTGCATTTTTACCTGCAGCATCAGCATACATTTCAACCGGAACCCATACAGACTTACCATTCCACTCCATATCCTGAAGAGTTGGAAGCATTTCTGTACCGACATATGCATATCTTGCTTTACCAATAGTTCTAGTATCATATTTCTTAGAACCATCTAGAATCTTAGTATCTTTTGGACATCTTGCATCTTTAAGCGATTTATCCATAAGTCTAAGGTCAGCATATGTAAGAACATCATTAGAACCAACTTCATCTATAGATGTTGCATCTCCAGCATACACTCTATTTTGCTCAGATTGTCCAATAAGTGCATTTCTAATTTGTGCTTCTCTAAGTTCACCTTGAGCTTCACCAATTGATTTGGAATATCTACTCAATAGACCAACTTCTGTATCCATATCTATAGATTTTTGTGTAAATGTCATTTGGAAACCGAATTCAGCAATCTCAGCTTCAATAGTAAGACGCTTCATACCAACACCATTTACAACTCCACCTTCTTCTGAAAGTAATGGAAACGCACCATTTTGAACAGCAAGATCCTTACTAGAACCAAACAAGTTACCATTACCAGATAGAATTGATCCATCAGTTCCAGCAGCAGCTTTAGCTTCAGTTTCAGTATCATACTCTCCAATTCTTGCACCAGAAACATCATAGGCATACCATTTACCAGCAGTTAATTTAGCTCCATTTGCATCAATACCTTGATCATTAATGTTTCTATCATCGATAATTCTAATATCATGATATTTAACCATTTTTTGCCCATAATGTTTAGGTTGAGTTAGTGACTCTCCAAGCATAGAAAATACTTTATGCTTTTTAGCTTCTACTACTGCAGCTCTCGACCAAAACTTGTCATTAAATTGAGGACCAATACTTGATGTTGTTCCACCTTGATTAAACTTTTGTGCCATTTAATTTTCCTTATTTATTCTTTGTATTGTAAAGAAAGTAGATACTTTTCGAATTCATCATCAGATAAATCCATAGGATCAAATTCTTTCTTTGTTTGTTTTATTGTTGACTTCTTTTTACTAACAGAAGCAGCTCTTTTCCTAGCAGTGTTTGCTTTATTGTTAGCTTGTTCTCTTTTTTTTGCTTGCTCTTTTTCAGCTTTAATTTTTGCAATTTCTGCTTGAATAGCTTCTTCAGAAAATTGTGAAACAGGTTCTTGTTGTTGATATGTTGCTTGCTGTTTTTGCAATTCTTGTTGTTGAATATATTCTTGCTCAAGTTCAGCTACAGCAGCTCTGTATTGGTCTATATCTCTCATAGAACCAAAAGAACCTGTTATATCAGTCATTTTCTTTTTAGCTATCCTTTCCTGAACCATATCATAGACACCATTGTTCATATGAGCAATTAAATCTGATGAATTTTTAGGATCGCTAAGTAATTCAGCAACGCTATCATCATCCCATTCTTTTACAATAACATCATTAACTTTGCTATCAATACCGAATTGAGAAGCAGTATCAATCAAATCATCATATGCAAGAGCTATAGGTGATGCTAAGTTATCTTTAGGCTTATAGTCAACTTCATCAATATTTAATTCTAATGGATCTATGTTTGTCTCTTTAAGCAACGCTTTTATAGCTTCTTGATTTCCGTCAATAGCATCAACCATAAGGTTGAACTTATCTGGGTTATCAAGTATTCCCTTCTTCTTTAACGGCTCAATAAAAGGTCTGTATTGCTTAAAAGCTCTCATTTTTTCACTAAAGCCAGCAGCCATCTGTTGTGCTTGGATTATTTTCTCAGGTTCTGTAAAACCTTTCATAACTTTACCATTAGCAACAAACTCACCAGTAACTTTGTTGTAAAAATCTTTATATTTTTCTGTATCAGATAATAGTTTTTGATATTCTTCTTGATAATTTATAGTATCAGAGGATTCTTCATCATGATTATTTTCATCATCATTTTCTTTAATATCATTATCATCTTGAGTGTTTTCTTCCTGTTCTTCATCAGAAGAGTCTAATTCTTCATCATCAGTATCTTGATAAGAATCGTCATCCTCATCATTCGTGTCAGATTCATCAAGATTATCTTCATCTAATTCAGAACCAGGATCTGTGTCCTCAATATCATTATCATTTTCGTAACCATTATTGTTACTTTCTTCTACATTATTACCTATGTCATCTTCATCTGATTCATTGTTATCAACAGTATCAAGCTTTCCTTCATTAATGTCATTAAGTAATGATTCAAATTCATCATCAGTAAGTTCATCATAATTACTCATAATCAACCCCTTCAACATTGTCAGGATCTACTTTTCCACTAACAACATCAGTTCTAAATTCTTCAAGTCTTTCTATTTCCTCTTCTGAGAATGCAGCATTTTGTCCAATTACTGCAAGAAATACTTTAAGATCACGAATAGCTGACATCTTATCGTACATATTTTGAAGTTGATCTCTCTTTAACACACTAGGAGCAAGAAGTGTTCTTGACAATCTTTCGCCTTCTTTCTCAAAATATCCATATTCAATTACCTTTTTATAATCGGAATTGTTGGACAAATTTTCAAGTGCTTCTCCGATTTCAACATTTTCTTTATGAACTGAAAGCTCATCATCTATTTTTTGCAAGATTTGCTCAATCTTTTGATCTTTTGTTAAGTTAGAAATTTCTTCCATTGCTTATATTCCTTTTGTTTTTTATTCGACATAGGCATATATAACCTATACAGGGAATTATACCATAAAAAAAACTTAAATCAAACTTTAAGTTCACCAGTTTGTTGCAATATACTTTTAGCAAATTGAGTTATATCTGATTTTCTTGAGTCTATTTCACTATTTTTTTTCTTTATTGCTGCCATAGCTATTTTTAATTCATTGGGTAGTTTATTATATTCTTTAGCTATTAATTTTGGGTCTATACCATTTTTTTGCATTGAATCAAACTTATTAACTAAAGATTCTGATATGTTCAATGTTTTGCCTATATCAGAACCAAGTCCTGATACATTATTATATTCTTGCATTATAATAATCTCCTTTCATGTTGCTTAGTCTATCAAGTGACTTATCTCCAAGCTCTTGAGATCTAACTGATGCTATTGTTGGTTTACTTATATTTTGATCTCCTTTGTTTGTCTTATACAATTCAACCATTTGATTCATCTGATTCTCTTTTGCCTTGACAAGAGCTTTTAATTCAGCTAACTCTCGTTCGTGTTCAGCTTTCATTTTTTGTATATCTTTATTATGATCCATTCTAATCATATCATCTACTAACTTTTGTTGCCTATCAACTCCATCATATTTGTTTAAAAATTTAAGGTCTTCATGGTCAGCTTGAGCCTCAATCAATTTAGCTTGTGCATTTTTGAGTCTTGCTTCTGCTTTATTTTCTTCAGTTTCACTATTTAGATTCTGTGCTGTTCTTGAAGCTCTCTCTTCTATTTTACTATCTTCAGATTCTATCATCTTAGCAGATTTAGCTATTTCCATCTTGAGTTTCTGGTTCTCTAACATAGCGTTCTCTATTTGAATTCTTTGTAATTGTTGTTGCATAGGATCTGGTTGAGGTTGATAATTTTCAACTTCTTTAGCTAGATCTGGTTCTTTCCATAGCTTAGCTATTCTTGCATAAATTATTTTTGATAATTCGGGATCCATACTTGCTGCGTTTGTTTGCATTAACATATTAAGTTTTTCTGCTTTTTCATTATCTTTTTCAGGAGTAGAAACATCAACTATAAGATCAAATTCACCAGACAAATCTTCACGCTTAATTGTAACAAACTCTTCGTTTGTTATCCTTATAACTTCTTCTTCATCAAGAAAAGCTTGATTCATCATTATAGTTTTTCTAGCGATATCTTTAAATATTTGCTCGCTTAATCGTCTAAGAATACTTAATTCTCTTTTAGCAGTAGAATCCATAGCCGACCTGATTCCAGCAGCCACAGAGCCAAGCGACTGGCTTCCAATGCCTTGTGAGAACGATTTAGTTCCAGTCATACTCTCAGCATCATTTTGATGATATGATATCATATCAAACACAGCTTTAGGAACTGGGTCTACAGTAGTTCTATGTATAGCAGTTCTAGGATCCATTCCATGCCTAAAAAATACAGTTTTTCCTGTTTTGTAATTGTTCTGTTGCAATGGGGATAAAAACTGTTCGTCTATAAATTCTTGTCCTACAGCTTGAGTTGATGTAATATCATGTGCAGCTCTCATCATATTACCTATTGATTCCTGGTTCTCTTTTAGCAAAGCACCATCAGGTTCTCCATATATCTCGTTCTTTCTTGGCATATATTTAGCTAATGAAAAAGGCAATTCATCAAACGGAAATGGATTCTCTTCAAGTCTAATTATAACAGAACCAACCCAAGTAGCTACAATAGGTTTAACCTTGCCAGTGCCTTCGATGTCCCAATAACCCCAATACTCATAGGCTCTTAGTTTTTGTCTTGGCTTATCTTTAAATTTAAACTCTTTTCTTTGTTCGTCATAATCATAATGCTCCATAGGAACATCTTCATTATAATCTTCAAGCTTTATTTTATCAAGGTTTTTATATATGCCTGTTTCTGAAACAATATTACCTTCATCGTCATATTCGCATTTATATTCTTGCTCTTTAAGTGTAGACATATCAGTATCATATTCATGTATAATAAATTGTGCATCATGAATGTCACCATTACAAGTAGGATCTATTGTTAGGTCTCTTAAATTACATACTTGATAAGTTGGATTATTTTTAGTCAATATAGTTTTAGTTTTTGTAACAGGTCTAGAACCAATAGGTATAGGCTTTCCTGATGCTATCATCGACGAAGCTTGTTCTTCAGAAATCTTACCCTCCATAACGTATTGATTAATCAATCTGATTGACTCTTCTGGTGATGCATAAATAGTTTCAGTATCTTCATACTCAACTTCAGACTCTTCTACTTCCCATCCTGTTTTAACAACAACAGTTCCTTCATCAACAATACCTCTAACAATATTACCAATAAGTGAAACCTTATCTATTTTTGTTGACCATTGATAATTTAGAACCAATTCATTTTGTTCTGCAGATTTTTTATCTTCAAATGTTCTTGGCTTTATCCTAAACATATTTTCTGTATTAAGAAATGGTTCTTCAAGTGCAGGATATTTCCATTCTGCTTGCTTTCTTATTAATTTTGGTCTAACAGAACTTCTACCTCTAGCAACTTTTTTCTTTGGTCCACCATCCATGTATAGCTTATATTCATCTAATTGATTTAAAATATCATTATGATCATTTTGTGCTTCTTTGTAATCAGAGTACAAATCATCAAAAGATGGTTCATTTTTCCAATCGGTTATTTTATGATTTTTTATTTCGTCGTCTAACGAAAACTCTTTTTCATTCATATATGCACCTTATATTTATTTTATTAAATGAATTATACCATAGCTTACATAAGTAGACAATATTACAATATAGTCAAAATATCTTTATAATATTTTTTTCTTTTTGCTACTTCAGAAGATGGTAATCCACCATTTATGATTTTGATACACTGTTTGATATTCTTATCGTACATTCTATGATACGCCCAAAATCCAAATGCACTCAAAATGTTAAACTCCATAGAGTTAGTTATTCTTTTAAAAGTTTCATCATCATCAAAATACCACGCTACATCTGTATGCTCGAAAATATAGCATCCAATAACTTCATAGTTGTATCTGCCTGTTATTTGAAAGATACCTCTGCCTCTAAACTTCCAGCCATCAAGCTTAGATCTATTGCCTAAATCTCTCGCTTTTTTACCTGTACCGTACCACTCCATAGCAATAAACTTTTGTTTTTCATTGCCTTTTAAGCTCATAGCTTTATCAAGTAGTTTAGGATTGTTTCTAAATTTTTTGCTAAACCTTCTTAGTTGTTTGCGTCTGTAGTTTAGATTTTCAGTCAGTATAGGCTTACCATTCTTGAACATCATCTCAGCCTTTGCAAGAGCCAAGAATTTTGCTAGTCTATCCTTTGTATCTAGCCTAAAATCTTTACCATATGTGTCTATGTAATTTAATAGATCATATAAAAACCTATCGTTAGCCATAGGTAATATTTTCTTTATTTGAAAATAATAAGTCATATATATACTCCTTTATCCTAAAATTTTGACAAGATATTATCTCTGTTTAACGCTTCTATTATTTCAATATTAGCACTATTTGCTACATTCAAATTTTTCTTATCTTTACAACAAACTATTAAATTATGTTTCAAGCATTTAGCTACTTTGTAATCAAGTATTATATTATCACCTCGCTTCTCATATTTAAAGCCACCACATTGTCTTAATTTGTGAGGAGTATATCTAACTGGTTCTGGCTTATATCTACTATTAATCGAACAAGATGTCAAAGTTAGTAGAGTTATTATTATCAGTAATATTAATCTCATTGTTGTCCTTTATATTAACATCTGCGTGTTTATGTATTAACTCGGTTGTTGTTTTTATGACCTCATATTCTGCTTCTTGTTTAATTGCTTCTATGACTTTTGTTTTGTGTTTAATTACACCCAACATAACAAAGAATCCAATTACTAGAATGATAATTGCGACAACAAAAGGATGTTTTACTAATCCTTTGATTGAAGACAATATATTAATCCATATCATCTTTTCCTCCAAACATATTTCTAATTTTCTTCCCTATCAATGAGATAGCATCCCATTCTGGAAGCTCTTGCTTTGTTCTTAGACAATAGATATTGCTAATAGTGCTATACATTTCACTAACAATCAATAAGTTAAGTCCGTAAGTGAAAAAATCTCCACCATCTTGTCCAATAGCCTTAGCTCCTATACCCATAACTATAGGAATAAACAAAAGACTAAATTTGCTTATAATCCCATATTTAGCTTTATGGGAAGTTATCTGTAATCCTAAACTGTGAGCCTTCCAGACACCTGTTATAAAATCTATTACTATTAAAAGAGCCAATAAACTAAAAGGCTCTATAGGTATTTTAAGATATGTTAACACACCTGCTACATTAGATAAAAATATGGTAAAAATAAATACATATTCATTACTTTGCAATCTTTCCACTATATACTCCATAAAATTCTTGTAAATCCTCATCATCTTTGACACACTCCCATTCAAAAGATTTCTTACAGTGGTTTTTGCCAAAAAAGAAATTTATAAACCTCTCGAACCAACACTTAGACCCCTTATACTTACACAAATAATGAGTATAAGATGATATTGTATAATTCTCTTTACCATACATTACACTTCCACCAGCTTGATCAAAACCTATAGCAGATGTTTCTAAATACTCTCTTATCGGTTGCATATATATATACTTATAAATAATATTAAATATAAGTACAAAAGGAGTAAGCACAACAACCAAACAATAAGCCAATAAAAACAAAAATAATGCTCTCATAAATACCCCTTATACATAACATAACTTACTGTAAAGAAGATACCACCAAAACCTGTTGCTAGCACATCTTCAATGTCGAACTTAGTTTTTCTAATGTATTTATCAAATACTTCTTTAGCGATACCTACAATAAAAGATGCAAATGCACTAGCAATTAATAGTCCATTAAAGCATAACATAGCACTTGTTAACATACCAGCTAAAAAATGACATCCTTTATCTTTAAACGGTATCTTGTTACAATTTATTTTATTAAAAATCATAGTCCAAACCTTTCTCTAATAGCATCTAGCACTTCATCTGTTATGCTCTCTTTAGTTATCTTAAAAGAGCTAACATATTCAATATCACTATCTATTTCTTCATAATTTTCATCTAATCTCTCAAACAAAACTCTCCTAACATCATTAACTAACTTTGTGGTTATTGCTAGAAATTGTTCAGCATTCTCGTGTGCTTGAATGATAGCGTCATTTTCTTCATCAGTATAGTAGCCTTTCAAAGCACAACTATACATAAAGTCATACAACTTCTTTTGTGCCTCTATAGCTGTACCTTTTAAATAAGGGACATCAACACCTGTTTTTTCTAATTGCTTAACAATTTTATCAAGAACAGAATTTATTCTATTTATTCTATTCTCTTTTATTTGCTCTTCCGTTAAGACTTTTGGTTCTTCCTGTTCTTCTAAAAGTCCTAATTCTTCTAATTCAAAATCTTCCATATTGCCTCCTTACACTTCATTTCCATTTGAGTCTATCCAGATATCATTACCATCGTCGTTCTTACCTTTGTACCATATAGGCTTACCTATATCTAGTTGAAGATAAGAAGTTCCATCAGGTACACCGTCCATTTCAGGTCTCTCGGATGAATTTTTTATTAATCTTCTGTTATCTTTTGGGGCTATAGGCTCATCTGTATCTATATAAAAGTTATCCTTATACCCAGAATGTATTTGATGCTTTTTTATTGGGTTATCCACATTTTCTTCTGTAATAGTTCCTCTTAATTTTATTACCCCAAAAGCAGGAGCTCCAGCAAAGATAGGATGTGCCATATTCTTAAAAGTAAAGTTATATACACCACCAGAGGATACCCCCCTTATAGGGAGAATACCATATTCAAAACTATCTAGTTCTGTATTTGTAGAGTATAAGTAACTATTTCCTTCCATAGATAACGTGGCAACAAAATCACTTTTATTCAACCCTTTGACACTAGCAGATGTCATATACACATAAGCATTATTCATTCTTACAAAAAGAGCATTTTTGGTTTGTTCAGCTCCACCCAAAGCATAGTCAACCTTAACATTTGTAAAACCTAACTTACTATTACCTATCCTAAATACATTCCCACCATTTATCTTCACATTAGGAGAGAATGTAATCGTAGCACTTCCTTTACTATCACAACTTAAAAAGATATGCGTGTGATTAAAGTTATAAGCAGCAACACCATTACCAGCCACACTAGGTTGATGACTATCTCTTTCGAGGTAATGCGTACCATCTTGTAAATGAAGATTAACAGTTCCACCTCCTACTATACTACAATTTTCAGCAAATGTAAGTGCCTCTTCCAAAGTAGCAAAATCAAAAGAGGACTTATCAGTTTCTTCTTGACTTGCTACTGTATATGTTGTTATTTTTCCTATATATCTATCATACAAGTATTTAACAGTAGCTACAGCTTTAGATACTCCAAAATTATATACCATTTAATATTCCTTTATACATTCTTCTATGATACATCATTATCTACAAGAACCAGTTGCGATTGGCCTTGTGTCAATTTTATATATCTATCAACATTTGAATCTTCTATTATCATATCATTATTTTCAAGCTCAAGTCCTTTGCTTGAATTTCCTATTTCATTTCTAGATACAAGTATTGGATTTTCTCCTCTATTTTGTATTATACGCATATTGTTAAATTTGTATTCATTTCCTTTTTCTATGCTAATAGTTAATTCTCCATCAACATTTATTTCGATAAGTGCCATATATATTTCCTTTCTTAATATATTATAAAGTATTATACACAAAAAGATAGAAGATTATGCTTCTATCTTCCCAAAGCCTTTCCACCCTCTAGCATCAAGACTAACACTAGATCCATCATTTGTACAATCGTTTGATATTGTAATTGTATTATTTGCAGTATCAATTGATACTACCTGAGAACCAGAAGGTACTCCATCACCTATAACTTCATCGTCTACAGCAAACAATGATACATTATCTATATTTGTAATATCAGAAGAACCAGATATTGTATCACCAGTAGTATTTCCTTTAGATACATATACATATCCTATGTATCCATTAGGTTCTGGATTTGATTCATATTTAATTGTGCCTATGTTATCAACAGAGGTAGGCTTACCTAATTGTGTCCAGTTAATTTTTCTTTCGTTAAATATGCAATCACCATCTTTATCTATTCTTATTTTCAGTATACCATTATCACTAATATCTATTTGAGATTTACTAATTTTGACATTTCCTGAATCATCAAGAACATTAATATTTGTATCTTCAATAATAACTTTATTGCTATTTGATTCATTTTCTAGGATTATTTTTTCATATGATATGGTAGAAGATTTTTCTCCATGTTTAATATATTTGCTATTAATATCAGAATGTGTACTCTCAGTGTTACCACCTCTGTCATATATTCTTGTAGCAATATATCCATCTTGTTTTACTGGATATTCTGTAGCAATCCCATTATCATTTTGTATTGTTTGTGTTGGCTTACTTGAATTAGAATATAATTCAACTGCTAGTCCATTAGTTTTTTTAGCATATTGTTTACCATAAACAATTATATCATTACACGATGTTATATCTATATTTGACTGAACACCATTTTCATCCCATAAATAAGCTTTTAATCCTATAGCATTTTCTATATTTAAAATACAATTTTCACCTTTTATTTCAGCAACAAATTGGCTAGAGTCAGAAGTAGATGCACTAAGTATTTTTAATTTGTTATTGTCACTGTTTAATTTAAATAAGTCGCATGATCTATTGTTGTTATTCTCAACTATAAGATTTGAGCACAAGATATCATTGTCGAATATATTATTACCATCAACAAACAATAATGATGAATCATTAGAACCAATATCAGAAGACTCTACTTGATGTGAATTTTTAGCCAAATCAATATTTATTTTGTTTGCTTTAAGGACAAGATTGCTTGTATTATTTTTTAGTACAACAGACTGAATACAATCTCTTACATTATTGATATTAATTGTATTAGCAATAACATCATTCTCTATTGGTTCTACTACAATACCATATGAAGATTCAGCACTTTGAACATTAAATGCAGAACCAATAGAATCACTTATAGATACACATGTTCTATTTTTACTATAATCTGGATTACCATAAAAATCAACAATAAGATTACCATCTATTACATTTTGATTATTATAGTTTTTAAACTTAATAGCAACACCTTCATCTTGCAGCGACACTATTTTTGTATTATTAGATTTGATAAAATGACAATCAAATACAAGCTCTTGAGATATAGCATATTCTTTATCTTCAAAGTCCAAGTATTTGCAATCATCAAGTGCTGCTTTTATGGCATTGTAGTCGTCATTTGACCCATCTGCTTTGACATCAAACCATGAAAGTTTTGCATACCCAAAATATCTTCTTCTCCATCCGTTTATGTTTGTTCCATGATTATTGACATCTGATGCTTGTGGATCAAAATCAAATAAACCTTGTTTTCCATCATCAAGAGAATATCCACCTCTTACATAAGCAACCTTTGCATAATTAACATTAAGTAATTCTAGATCATCATACTTATCAACAATAACTATACTCGAGTTTGCTATGTTAAGCTTAATAGACCAGTGCAATGCTGAATAATACAATGTTTCAGTCGCAGTAAAAGTACCATCACCATTAGATGTATATTCTTTCACATGAACATCAACTGGTTCTGCTGCATATGATTTTGCAGTCATTTCGGATGCTTGAGCTTCCCATTCATCTTGCTTTGCTTGGTATTCGATTGCTTTAGTTTCATCTCTTAAATCATGAAACTCAGAGCCTGTACAAGCCTCCATGCCAGATACAGTAACAATGTCACCAACATTTAATGCATTTGTGAAAGTTATATCTTTTAAGACTTTAGTATAATCAATACCTTCAACTTTTCTATTACCATTCACATACACATCGGCATGATTTATGTTTTTAGAGAAACCAAATACAGTATCATTTTCTTCTGTAGCAAATTGAGTCTCAACCCATCTCTTATGTCCACTTAACATCTCTGTATCTTCTCTGTGATGCAATGCACTAAATACATACTGAAGCTCTCTTGTTGTGAAAGTACCATCACCATTCGATTCATATACCTTAACTGGCTGTCCATATGGTTCTACTGCAAATGATGCAGCAGTAAGTCTTGCAGCTTCTGCTTTTAGTTGTTCTAAGTAACCTTCTTCTTGTGCCTTCTTAGCCCAATGCTTACCAGAAAAAGTTTCTGGATACATATTGACAGAATGTATCTCACCATCAGAACCAACAGAAAACTCTTTTACAGGAACATTATATTCTGCTGTAACTAAATCTTTAGCAGTTAACTCGAAAGCATTTGTCTCTTTAGCTATACGAGTAGTTTCACTAACTATACTAGAAACATCATTTTTAAGCTCTTCTACTAACTCTTTATTTTCTTTTACTTCATCTCTCCATTCAGAGACTTGAGGATATATACCATGTTTTATATCCTTTAGTATATCCATAAAATCTATATACATATCATATTACTCCATATTTTCTTTTTTATACAATTTAGCATCCTTAACATTTAACAAGTTAGGTAAATATTGAGGATCGCCATACCTATCTATGCTTATATCCTTTACTATACCACTAACAATAGGTTTACTATATAATAAGTCATTGCCTTCTGCTAATGCCGTAAAAACAGTATTTAAACACTGAACTTTAGAATAATCATCACCAGATAATGCCCACTCTGGATCTGTTGATTGAGCATAAGGTGCTCCAATATCATTATCATTAGAACCAATAATGTAAGAAGAATTACGAACAAGAACTCTAGTTCCAACATCATTACCATATTCATTTTTACTTGATTGGAGCATTATAGTTTTATCATCACTAGCTAAAACACCATAACTCATAACATGAATCCAGGCTTTCAATATACGCTTAGCTTCACCTTCAAATGCAGTAAAATCAAGATTACTAAATGCAGCAGATATAGACAACACATATTCAAGATCAACAGAAAAATATCTCTTAGTTCTGTATCTATTCAATGAGTTCATTATCTTTGGCATACAATAATCATTTCTATAATCTAATGGGTATGGAGATTCAATATCATCAATATTATATGGTAGTAAAACAACACCATCAGAACCAGGTAGTGGTTCTATCAAAACAAGTTCACTATCAAATCCTGGTTCAAGTGGAGCTGATCCTGCAAATATAGGTTTTGTTTCTTCTATTGAATGCTCATAAAAAACTTTACTATTCTTACCTAAAAATTTACGAACACCTTTTAACAACATTTTGTTGTTTATAGGACCAACTGCTCCTTGAACTTTATCGTAATTGCTACGAAGATACTCAAAATCACCAATCATATATTAATCCTCGTTTGTACCATAATATATGTGAGATTCTCCAAATGATTTTGGATATTGCTGTTCAGTCTCAAGTGTCTCTATATATGCAGATACTTTTTGGTTATAATTTTTTATAATAGCAGATGCTTCAGCTACGTGTTGAGCTATTTTCTTTTGACTAACAAAACTACAAATAAAGCGAGCAACAGCATAGGTAAGCTCTTCATCTATATCAAGTTCGTCATCATCATTCTCTGGCATATCAGGCATTCTAACAAATAAACCACCAGGACCATTCCTTACTATTTGTTTATTTGAATCTTTTTCTGATAGTAATTTTATTGCATCAGCTTCATCTGCTATTCTTGCAAAAGCATACTTTAGCAGCATAAGAAATTCATTTTTATCTCTAGTAAGGGAAGTGTCACCAACAAGTAATGCACTTGATAATTTTCGTAATTCAATCAATGTCATAACTAAAACAACCTTTTTTGTTTTAAATTATGACATTATATCATTTCAATTCTTTATTGTCTATATATAACTATCATATATGTCTGACTCGTCATCATCATCGTTATAATCATTCCACATTCTATAACCTAGACTATTTTTATTGTTCTTGTAAGAACCAGAATCATAGAATTCAGATAAATTTGGAGCAGGATATTGGATGTCGATTAAGGTCAATTGACTGATGCCATCTACACCGTCATCGTGTTTTGTGCCAAATCCAGAATATGTTGTATATTTAATTTCATCAAGAAGCTCTTTCATATCAGGAGTATTCTTTAACTCTTTAGCGAACCATATTTTTCTATTTTGCCATAAAGGTAGCGTCATTCTAAATCTCCAATGTTTATTTCCACCTTCAAGTCTGGATCTAATTCCTTCAGGAGCACCAGGCTTCGCACCCTTCTGTCTAGCAAATGAAAAGAAAAAGTTTTTCTTTGGCATTCTATCTTTTAGTCCAAGAATATGTAAGCTTTGTTGTCCATCTATCTCAACACCAACTTCTACCCATCTTGTTCTACCACTTGTTTGCATAGCAATTGCGAATGTCTCGTTATACTGTTCTTCAACTTCCAACTTTTTAAGTGTCATATCAATTAAGAAATGATTTTGATGGCTATCTACAGCCCACAACATAATACAAGAAAAATCAGAACCCTTGTTCCCTGTTGTGGTAAAGTCAGTTGTAACATACCAGTTATATGAATATGCTTTAGCTATAATATCTTGCCTAGAGAACCATTGTATTAATGTATCAGGTATTAACCTATCTTCGTCATTGCTAATTCTAAGATAATATTCTTGCATTAATGAACGCATAGGAGCAGGATCACCAGCATTCTGTGACATCTTGGCTTTTATGAAATCATTAATACATTGTTTATATGTATGCCTATCTGGCCAAACACCTCTAAAGTCTTCTTCTTTTAAGTCTTCACTTATTCTTTCAGCTTTAGGGAATACAATAGGCAACCATTGTTTATTTTCAACTCTTCTATATACTGGATCCTTCTTATTATATGGAGTACCTATAAGTATTGCAAAGTTTCCATTACCGCTAAGAGCTTTAAGTACATCAGACTCGATTGTTGATTCAATATTTTGAAGAACCACATCAGAAGTAGCATCAGACTCAGAAGATACCATATCATCAAAAATACAATTATGACTTATACCAAAGTCTGTAGAATAGACATGTGAGGGTGTTTGTATAGGAATAAACTCTTCTTTTTGTTCTGTATCAGATACTGATTTTACTTTTCTCCATAGCTTACCATTTGATATATGAACTTCATCAACTCTATTCCTACTTGACTCATCTATAGCATTATATCCAAGTATATTATTTATACCTTTTTTGAATCTGATTTCCCATTGATGTCTAGTATTACAAAATATTCCTCCAGGAAATTTACTTGTTGTTGCTTTTTTTGTGTTTCGTATGTGATAAGGCAATCCAAGTCTCAAAGCTATTACACCTAATTGTTTCAGCACATTATAATTAACACTATTTATTCTTACTTGCTTTCCTCTTTTGTCAATATAACCATCTGCATCTATATAGCCTATTAGTATTTGTTTTTGATATTTAGGGTCAATATTTAGTACCCAATCTGGCATATTCTTAACACTGATCCCATTTTTATATTTTTTAAGCCAGTCAGAGATAATTGTATTATTAAAAGTTATTTGATAACACCCTTTTGCTTCTGATCTGTAATATTTTAAATTATTTTTATTAATATACTCAAGAACTTTTTTACCAATAGTATGTTCTTCTGAATATGCTATTGTTAATCCAAATTTATTTTTAGATACATGACCATCCCCAAGCCATAGACCATATATCCACCAAAAATCTTCATCTAAAAATTCATTAGGCAAGACATAGGTATCTACATATTTTGTAGAGATAATATGTCCAAGACTATCTCTTTTTGCTATCTCTGGTGTTCTTGTCTTTATTTTTTGTGGATCACATATTGTCATATCTATATCAGAACCAATGTAAGTTCTCATAGAAATCATATCTTTAGCTTCTATCCAATCTTCTTTTAATTCAGTAACTTTTTTTTCTGTTAACATGATATTTTTACACCAATATCTATGCTCATTTGTGACAATTTCTGTATTTGGTAATCCAGCAACTTTTATTACTTTACCTTGTTCAAATCTACTATTACCTTTCTTATAGTAGTCTTCAACAAGATGTTCACCAATATCAGTATATACAACTGTTCCTTTTTTGTGACACATGTCAGGCCTAAATAGTCCATCCCTACTACCACGCCCTCCGGTGCTAGCGCCTAACCCCTTCATGGAGAATGTACGCTTAGCCCTTCCTGGAACTTCTGATGGCTTTAATCCCTGCTTGTTTACATACTCATCATATAATGCAATTTCTTTTTTTGTTACAGGTTTTCTAACAAATGATATTTCATCTTGGTTTGTAGTAGCAGATTCGAATATACCTCTTAGATATTCACTTTCCATATACACAGAGCCAATAGTTTCCATAGTAGTCTTAACATTGTTTCTCATTGAATCTGCTACATATAGCACGTAATTAACTCTACCAAATCCAGGCAACTCTCCTTTTGCAGCCATATAAAGAACAAGCATAGTACCAAGAAGGGTACTTTTTGAAAACTCACGGGTGCAGAGTACAACTATCCTGTTATTGAGAAATTCAAAATCTATATTTCTTACTTGAAAATATGGTCTAACATTATCACTTCTAAAGATACAATCAATCAAAAAGTAGTGTGCCTTAGGATTAGCATTCTCTGGTTCTTCTCCAAGAACCAACCTAATGAAGTTCATAAAATCAATTGCATCTACGCTAGGAATATAAAAGTCAAGAACAACATCTACATGATCTAATAGTTTATCTACAGTAATTATCCCATCTCTAAATGCAGGATGTATCCATTTAGCTTCAATAGCTTGTTGCATTTGCTCATAGGTTAAAGGCATACCATTATATGTATCAAATTCAAGTTCAGTCCTAAATTCACTAGAATAGTCAGTTGTAATTGGTTTATAGTCTAAATCATTCATCATCGTCATCCTCAACTTCGACATCTATAGTAAGATTAAGTCTTTGTATTTCTTCTAAAGGAACGCCTTGTCTTAATAGTTTCTGTTGGTTCTCAGCTATTTCTTTCATCTTCTCTA